TACATCATTTGATAGCTCATACGCCGCAACATATTGGCCATGGGTACAAGTAAGATCAATAGAGACTGGAAAGCTTCATTTTGTTCCTGCTTCTACAATGGTACCTGCTGTTTATGAATATAACGATCAAATCTCTGCTGAATGGTTTGCACCAGCTGGTTTTACAAGAGGCGGAATGAGTACAGTTATACAACCAGAAAGAAAACTTTCAGTTGATGACAGAAATACTCTTTATTCTAGAAAAATAAATCCAATCGCTACATTCCCAGGAGTTGGTACAGTAATCTATGGTCAAAAGACTTTGCAGCAAAAAGCATCTGCTCTTGATAGAGTAAATGTTAGAAGATTGTTGATCTCATTGAAGAGATACATTACTCAAGTTGCTGATAACTTAGTATTTGAACCTAATACACAAGTAACAAGAAACAAATTCTTAAACTCTGTAAATCCATATTTATCAACAGTACAACAGCGTCAAGGTCTTTACAGCTTCTCAGTTGTAATGGATGATACAAATAACACGCCAGAAGTAATTGATAGAAATGAATTAGTTGGATCTATATACTTACAACCAACACGTACAGCGGAATTTATTTACTTAACATTTAATATACTTCCAACTGGCGGTGTAACATTTGAATAATACAAACTATGAATAGAGATACCATTATAAGAATCGCGATACCTACAGCCCTTTACGAATCAGTAAAGGGTAAGGTATTGAATGAAGAAATTAATATTCCAGATCCAAAAGTTGATGATGAGTATGAAACAAAAACTGGCGTTCGCTTTACAATAACAAACGTTGATAATGATTATGTAACACTTGTTGTACGTGGCATGGTTAGAAAAATGAAAATAGATCTATTTAAAAAATATACAAAAGAAGGTTATCATAAGCCAGTAAATCCATCAACTATACAAGTAAATGAAGCTAAGAAACCATCTGCTGGTATGACTAAGAAAGAAAAATCTGCAGTTGTTAAAAAAGCAAAAGCTGGTAAAGATATTGGTAAAAAAGGTAAAGGATTCGCCGCTGTAGAAAAAAAGGCAAAAGAATCTGGTGCTGAAAATCCAAAAGCAGTGGCTGCCGCAGCAATGTGGAAAAGTCAAGCAAAAAAGAAGTAAAAAAATAACTAACAAAATAAAATTATAATAACATGCCAGGACTTTTAGATCCATCAGAAATATTTTATACTGCGTTTGAACCTACGGTATCAAACAGATTTATCATGTATGTTGACGGTATTCCTTCATACATGATCAAAAAAGCGACAGCTCCAAGTGTAGAAATGGGAGAAATCAAATTAGACCACATCAATACTTACTTTAAAATAAAAGGTAAGGCGGAGTGGAAAGATATTGATCTTTCTTTGTATAACCCAATCTCTCCTTCAGGTCAACAAGCTTGTATGGAGTGGGTACGTCTACACCATGAATCAGTTACAGGTCGTGATGGATATTCTGACTTCTATAAGAAAGATATCACTCTAAACATCATCGGTCCAGTAGGTGATATAGTAAGTGAGTGGATTATTAAAGGTGCATTTATTAAATCATTTGCAGCTGGTAACTATGATTGGTCTACTCCAGATCCTACTGAGTTAACAATATCTTTAGGAATGGATTATTGCATCCTTAACTACTAAAATATACTTAAACAATGAATATAAAAGAGCTCGTACTTGGTACGAGTTTTTTTTATTTTGGTATATTTATATTATATTGAATAATAGATGAAATTACTTAATTTTTACACATCTCTAATAGAGGAAGATTCTATGAATATTATGACAGCAGAAGAAATCGCTGATTATATATCAGGAATAACTCCTGATAGTTCTGATGTACCAGATTATTTTCTAACGCAAGTCTTAAAGTCTGAAAAGACATTTAAACTACAAAAAATTAGTATAGAAGATTTATTAGCTAGTGATCCATCATTAGCAGAATATGTAGAATCTGGTGAAGAAAGATATGGAGATGAAGAAGAAAATGAATATCAACCTAGTCCAAATGAACTAAATAATCCTATTGTAGTATTTGATGGAGAAGTAATAGATGGATATTCAAGAGTAGCAACGCATTATCAAAATGGTGAAGATTTAATATACGGATACGTATCACAATAAAAGTAAAAACTAAAACACAGTTATATGGCAGAACAAAAATTTGTAGTCCCTACAGAGGTTATCGATTTACCTTCAAATGGTATTATCTACCCAAAAGAAAATCCACTATCTTCAGGAAAGATAGAAATGCAGTACATGACTGCTAGACATGAAGATATTTTAACTAATATCAACAATTTACGTAATGGAACAGCTATTGAGAAGACTCTCAAAGCTCTTATTTCATCTGATATCAATTATGAAGATCTTATATTAGGAGACAGAAACGGGCTTCTTATTGCAGCTAGAATCTTAGCATATGGTAAAGATTATCAATTTAAATATACTAATCCTGAAACTGGAGAAGAAGAATTAGTAAATTCAGATCTTCAAACAATGGAGTATAAGAAAATTGATGAGTCTTTATTTAAACAAGGCAAAAATGAATTTGAATTTGAATTACCATTTTCAAAAAATAAAGTAACTTTCAAATTACTTACTGTTGGTGATGATAAGAAAATGGATGAAGAAATTAAAGGCGTGAAAAAAGCGCTAGGTCAAGAACCTGGAGCGATTAGTATGAGAATGAAATACCAAATTACTTCTGTAAATGGTGATTATACTACTAAGACTATTCGCGAATTTGTTGATCAAGCCTTAATGTCAAGAGACTCTAGTGCACTACGTCAATACATTAATGCAGTCACTCCTGATATATCAAATAAAGTAACTGTTACATTTAAAGATGGTCAACAAGAATCAGTTGATCTTCCGATGAACGCATCATTCTTCTTTCCAGGATCAGAAGACTAGATTAATATGAGTCTTGAAAAAAACAATATTAGGTCTAAAGAACCGTATTCATATCTGTTTCCAGGACCGGAGTATAGAGCAATCTTTATGACTGAAGTTTTTGAATTGACATATCATGGTAATGGCGGGTTTAGTTGGCATGACGTCTGGAACATGCCAATTTCTCATCGAAAATTTAGTCTAAGAAAGATTAATGAGTTTCTAGGAAAAGTCGAAGAGCAGCGTAATGCGCAGCAAAATACGATTACCGAAAAAACAGATATGTCTAAATTTAAAATGCCAGATGAAGTAAAACAGGCAATGGAAAAGACACCAGATTTTGTTTCTAAAGCAAAATCAAAAAAGTAAACATGTCTGATATTTATTCACATACAGTGTAGACTATGGCTGATCAAAATCAAAAATCAGGAAGAGAACTATTGAGTAGTTTAAAGGACGCTTTAAATATTCAAGGGGATTTTCGTGATATATTAAAAGATTCTATAAAAGAATTAGATAAAACTTTAGGCTCTTATGATAAAATATTAGCTAAAGTTGGTGCAATTAATAAATCAACTATTAATACAAAAGAGATTAATAATTCTATTAAAAAAACTGTAGAATCTCAATATACAAATCAGCAAAAATTACTTACTTTAGAGACAAAATTTAATACATTACGAGGTTCTCAAGTACAACAAGCAAATGATCTTTTATCTAAAATAGATCAAATTCAAAAATTAGAAGATGAAATTCTAACTGCTACATATGAAAGAGAATTACAAATTAATCAAGAATTAGCAGTATTAGAAAATCAGTTAACTTTAAGAAAAAATAGTCTTGATATTGAAGTATTAGCATATGCAGAAGCAGTTAAGAAACAAGAACTAGATAATAAAGCTTTAACTATTCTTAGAGCACAATTAGCAGAAGAGAAAAAAATAGAAAAGACAATAGGTTCAGCAGGAGCATTAGCTAAATTATTTGGTCAAAATTTAAATGTTGGTACTGAGACCTATGAAAAAATGGTCGAAAAAGCTAGAGAATTAGAAAAAGCAAATGCATCATTTAAATCGTTACGAGTTTTAATTTTAGGAATGAAATCTGCTATAAAAGAAGGTTTACAAGATCCTATAATTGCTGTAGGTGCTATCATCAAAGCAAATAACATGCTATTTTCTGGCATGAAATCTGCATTTGGTTTTGTTAGCAGTATTGTAAAAAAAGTATTAGATATAATTACTGGATGGAATAGTAAAATATTTGAGTTTGGTAAAAATCTAGGCGTAGGAGAGAGAGATTCTAGAAGAATGATGAATCATTTCTTACAAATGTCTAATGCATCAGGTCCTTTACTTCTTAGAACTAGTAAATTAGCCGAAGCTTTTATTAGTATGACAGAGAGTCTTGGATTCATGGCTCCTATGAATGATGAGATGTTGACAACTGCAACTCTTCTACAAAGACAATTTGGCTTTACGGCAGATCATATTCAAGCTATTAATGAAAACTCTGCGCTAAGTGGAAAATCTTTTAAAGAGACATTTGATACTATAAATGGCGTTAGTAAAGCAGAAGGCGGAAGATTAAAATTCATGATGACTGAAAGACAAGTTATGGGTGAAATTTCAAAAATTTCATCTCTTGTTCTTCTTAATTTTAAAGGTAACATTCCAGCATTAACATCTGCAGTAATTCAGTCAAAAAAATTAGGAATGAGTCTTAATGAAGTTGCTGCTACAGCAAACGGATTTTTAGATTTTGAATCAAGTATATCAAAAGAATTTGAAGCTCAGCTACTTACTGGAAAAGATTTAAATTTACAGACTCTTAGACGTTTGGCTTTAAATCATGATACAAAAGGCATGATGGACGAGATAGGAAAAAGAATTCCATCTATGTTAGCCTTTGAAAAAATGAATACTATTGAAAGACAATCATATGCAGAAGCAATGAATATGTCTGAAGAGAGTATGGCTGAAATTATCAAAAAACAAGAAATTAATAATAAACTAGGTACTCAAGGCGCAGCAGACGGCGCTGCAGCCTATAAAATGTTAAAAGATAGTGGTTTAGCGCATGATCAAATAATCCAAAAGATGAAAGAGACAGGCGCGCAAACATATATAACTCAATCTATTGCAGATAGATGGAATGCTCTTATTGAAAGAATACAAGATACTATTGGTCAAATTGCTGAAGGACCTTTAGGAGATATAATTAATAAATTTATTACTACAATTAGTAAAGCTGGAGTTTTTGAAGGCATAATGAATAAAATTAAAGGCGTAGTTGGATCTATAGCTAATTTTTTCAAAGATCTTCCAGGAAGAATTCAACAGTTATTAAAAGCAGCATCTGTCCTTCTTACAGTGGTTGCAGCAGCTGAAGGTGCCGCATCTGTCGCCGCATTTGCTACAGGAAATATACCAGCTGGTCTTGCTTTAGCAGGAGCTGCTGTTAAAATGGGAGCGGCTGCATACGCTGCAAATGAAGGGGCTAATACTATTGGAGATATGGTATTAAAAGGAAAACAGACATATAATGAAGTTACTGGAAATACTAATAACAATCAATCTAATAATAACCAAACCCAGCCACCAATAAATGTTAATGTAACTGCTGCATTCGATGGTCAACATCTTTCAAGAACGGCTATGGCTAATGTTCAAGAAGCAGCACCTATAGATAATACTAACCACAAAGCATTCCAGGCAAGGAATATAGGGTTCTCTGGAAATACAGGCTTTTAATAATAAAACTATTTAAATAATGCCACTAGTAAATTTAAAAAC